TCTATACTATGTATAGTCTTATAACCCAGGAATAGCAGGTTTTGTGTCGATAATACCACCAGTGGCACTAGGCATCTTAGGCATAGCACCTTGAATCATACCAGGAAGTGCTCCTGCTACGGTTTCTGTGACTTGTTTAATCGCTTGTTCTTTAGCACTTTCAATAATCGCATCCTTATTCAGATAAAGATAGGCACCACCAGCAACAACGCTAAGTGATACTAAACCAGATAAAAGTGCTACTGCATTTACTAATTTTTGCATTGAATTACTCCACTAATGTACCGTGTGCTCTACGGATCTCCCGTAGTTCTTCGAAGTTCTTCTGTTTGGTTCCACCATCATATGCCCAGGCATAACCTTCAGTAATCATCATTTCGTTGAGAGAGACTTCTGCGTCTCCGATGTATAACCATCCAAGGAGTCTACCGTATTTACCAACACCCCCAACAAGCTCAGTCCTAATAACGAGGTCATCATCACCAGAGATAGCACCATTGAGTTTATCTTCGAGCCAGTGGGTTGCATCATAACCAAGTGCTTTTTCTTCCTCGTCGCGTGTTCGCTTCTCTGGCGTATCGACTCCTGCAACGCGGACCCTCTCTTTCTTATAAAGATCGAAACCCAGGTCAATAGTGACATCGATGGTATCGCCGTCTACAACCCTATTTATTTCTACAACTCTAAAGTTGTAACAGGATTTTCTACTTGGTGGTAACATAGCACCCATTACTTTTTACCTCCGTTTTTAGCCTTCTTTGCTGTTGCGTTGCCCTGGTTCTGCTTCTTGTTGTTTGCAGTCCCCTTCTTGCCCTTGTTTGGACTCTTGGACATCTTCTTCTAGTTCCTTAAATGATAGGAGTAAAATATATATGACACAATATACCGTAAATGCGAGTCCGCAGCATAAAAGTATGATGACTGACCAAACAGGATCGTTTATATCTCTCATTGCCACTTCCTGTAGTTGATAGAAGCATCATTCCAATCTCCGTCATCAAACCAAGGATCTCTGATACGAATATCATCAAGTCCTTCTACATCAGACTTTTTGATTTCTGTTACTGGTTCTTGTTTCTCTTCTTCATCCCAAGTTTTCATAATCTCATTGACTTGCTTATCAACATCAGTCATTTCCATATCAACTTTACCTTGAACCCACATATTCCATAACCACTCAATAAAACCTAAAGCAAGATGATTGATGGGAAACTTCTGCTCATTTGCCCATCTCTTACTTTTGATATACCAGTTTTCTTCTCCACCCCAATAATATTTAAACTTGTGTTCGATTTTAGGATCAGCAGTCATTGAAAACCTTTCCTACTTGAGAACCAACACTTGAACCAATTCTACCACCAAGCAGTGCTACCCAACCAGCAGCCAACCATCCAACATAAGGAATGTTGACTACAGCAGGCACGAGAGCACCAGCGGCAATGCTAGTTCCTGCTATCGCACCTTGGGACCGTGCTCCAGCGTCCGCCCTGATACACTCTTCGTTTTTGGCACCGAACTTTCCCTCGCCGTCAACGGCACCTCCTATATTTCTAGATCCATCCATAGTATATTCATCACGACGAAACTCACGTCTCTTAACATCTCCACCACCAAAAAATCCCCTCTTATTTTGATCAACAAGAAGAGATCTTTCCGATTCTAGAACTCTAGGATCATTTGCTTTGTATTCAATTTTATATCCATCTCTAGTTGCCTCTACCTTATAGGAAGAATAATCCCCTGATGGAAAGTTGATGACAGGATACTGCGGTCGAACAGCATTCAGCAAATGTCCTAATACACCAATGTGAGCAACACCAAAGAGAACACCCAATCCTATAGCAATATTCTTGGTTGTAAATCTCTTTGGTTTTGGTGTTACTACTTGTGGAGTATCAGTCTGTTTGCCGAGTTTCATGGTTTTACATACCCTTGATTGATTTATCCAAATCTTTCAACTCAGAGTAATATTCACAGGGATATTCCATAGCAACGGGTTCATCATAAATCATCATCTCTGTACGGCAAACACCATTGCCGATTTCCATATGTCCAACAATAAACAAAGTGAGTAACATCATGATTTTATACCGTAGGCATTACAGGTGGTTCTCCGTCTTTCTTAGGAGCAGTTGCGATTTGAATAGGTGCTTGTTCGATACGAATTGTCTGAGCAGGTGCAGTTTGTGCCGCGGCAGCAATCAGTTTCTCAAGGTCTGCTTTAGATACACCACCAGCAGCAGCACCCATCTTCATTGTACCATCACCAGATTTCTTTGCAGTCTGGACTCCGAACGTAGCTAAAACACCTGTAAAAACGGAGGCGATAAAAGTGGGATCAAGTTTTTGCTCTGGAATACCAAAGGCAGGAGGAAGTTTAATATAAGCAAGAGTCAGAATACCACCAGACCAAACAAGAATACCAAGTCTGACCATAGTACTAATCGCTTCTAACTGACCTTCATGGTCGTCAGCAGCATCTTTAATTTTACCGAATAAACCTTTTTTCTTCTCTTCTTTAGGAACTTCTTTTACTTCTTCTGACATCTAGTGAGAGCAAGGCTCTTATATTTATGGTTTAAGTAGGTCTACTGTAATATTCGTATGTTGAATTTGATTAAACTTTTGGCAGAGAGCACTACTAGATTCATGTTCCCATTTATGATACGTTTTCTTTAGTTGTTGAGTGTAATCAGAACTGTCGCACATTTGCATTTCCGTTGCGACGATGGTCTTGATTAACACATCTCTTGTTAAATTGGACATTTTTAAATTTTGTTTTCCGACAGAGAATCCACCATTATTACACTAAAGAGTTTCGCAGGATTCTCCTCGGCTGGTTGTTTCCTAGTTGGAATGTTATTATTTATCCAAATAACCTTCCTCTACTAGGTATTTACGAGTGAGTGGAGTGGGTTCATATACTTTCCACATCTTTCCAGTCGCACATGCTTCCAGTGCTTTCATCGTCATACCTTCAGTCCTACCTGCCCATTGTGCTTCTGCTTCCCAGGGAACGGCACTTGCGGGATAGGTTCTTTCTGCCAAAGTTCTCCACAACATAGGAACTTCTTCTTCAGGTTTGATAATCGCAATCAAGGAATTTTTAATCGTCCCTGCCATACAATCCTGTGCAGCGTGCCATCCTTCATGCCTCATTACCATCATCAGTGTGCCAGGATCATCCATGTACATCCTATTCAGAAAAAAGTTATTGCCTACTGTATGATAGACACCACGATGTCCAATAGGAAAATACTTTTGATCTGCTAAAAACACCTTAACTCCGACCTGATTAAGGGAAGCAAGCATGTTGTTGAACTCAAGAGAAAAAGATGTATAAGACTCAGTATTGGGATACTGACTAGAAATATCCAGAAGACTAAAGACTTCTTTGACTCCATCGGTGCATTCTCGTAGGATCATACACCCCATAGAATCCATCGTATTGTAACCCTTGGTGATCTTAGAGTCTTCTGCAAGTGCAGGAACAGAAAGTGATACTGCTGCCAGTACACCCATAATGAGTTTTTTCATGATGCGTAATATGCCTGATAATATTTAACCAATCCAGATGTATTCACATTTCCTTGAGATACCCAATCATGAGCACACTCGGTAATACTTTGCATACTATAAACTGGTTCTCCAGTTTCATCAACTTCGGAACCAAACCTGCCAAGAAGAAGTGTATAGACTTTTTGCCTCAACTCCATTCTCTCATCACTATAACGCCAATCTTCGTTCATTGAAACTGACCCATACCATTACCAGAATTCCAACCACCAGGACCTTCATGAAAGTTCTCAGAACCACCTTGAGTCTCTGCTACTGTATTCCAATTTTTAGTTGCCAGTTCATACATGCGTTGATGAATATCTTCATCTTCAATGAGAATTCCAGAAGCAATAAGTTCTTCTTTCTGTTCTTCTTGTTGTTGTTTAATCTGTGCTTCTTGCTGAACTACATCCATTCCTTTTTCAGTGATTACTGGTGCACCAAACCATTCATCACTTTGTAGATATGTAGGAGCAGGAACACCAACATACGATTCTTTAAACTTTTCACAATCAACTACATCATCATCAACAGAACACACTACTTCATCAGTATAGGTGCCTGCCTTTTTTTGAAGCAGTGAGGTTTGTGTTTCGAATAACTGTTTGATTGCTTTGATAATCATGAGAATACGAATTTCTTAGTGTAGTTATAAGCATAGTGTTCACGATACCCCTTGATACCCCAACCTAACCAGTAATAGGCAGCAACCATATACTGATGTACTGGTTGACCATGACCTTCAAATTCAGGAAGAACTTTTTGGAACTGGGGTTCATTAATCATGTATCGCACTTGACCCTCAAGAGAAGAAGGGTCACAACCGTATCGACGGCAAAAGTTACCAAGTCCTTTGTAACGTCCAATAGAAGTCCACTGAATCAAACCATAACCACCACTATGACATTGGTTATAAGAAACTCTAGCACCTCCTTCACAGATATTTGCATGGAAGTTACTTTCGGATTTAATATTACCCAAGATCGTTGCTAGTGCATTACGATCTGAAATATTTGTCTTTTCTTGAAGTTGTTCCAGAACGTACTTTTCGTTGTCATTGCAACCAGGACACTTCCAAGTCTTTTCAACAACTTCAATTGGAAGTGCTTTCTCTTCGTTGACACTTACATCAACAGCAGGAGGATTTTCGATCTGACTGATAAGTGGATATGCACAAGCAGCAGGTGCAACAGTTGCAAGCAAACCGAGAAGAATTTTATTGAACATTAAATTAGTAGAAATCGACATCCGTCACAAGAACATAATGCTCTTCACGGCACGGGATATTTAGTGACTCAATCGTCACCAAGATATTCCAAAGAATAAATCTCATGGTCTTCAACGTTGGGGTCCAACCA